GGTTTCATTTGATACTCATATAGGACATGACTACTTACAAGACTATGAACAAAGGTATGAATCGTACCACAGGAAGGAAGACAAGATCGAATTCGATCTCGAATACTTTAATAAAATTACGAAAGGAGGGATACCGAATAAGACTCTCAACATTGCTCTTGCTGGCACAGGTGTTGGAAAGTCTTTATTCATGTGTCATGTGGCAAGCGCAGCTTTACTCCAGAACAAGAACGTCCTCTACATCACTCTCGAAATGGCAGAGGAAAAGATTGCGGAGAGGATCGATGCTAATTTACTTAATATCGCAATACAAAATATAACTGATCTTCCTAAGCAGATGTTTGAGAGTAAGGTTACTAAACTTGCTCAGAAAACCAAAGGAACATTAATTGTCAAGGAGTATCCTACTGCATCTGCACATAGTGGACACTTTAAGGCATTGCTTCAAGAACTTGCATTGAAGAAATCGTTTAGACCTGATATAATATTCATTGATTACTTAAATATATGTTCATCCAGTAGGTATCGTGGTAATTCAAATGTCAACTCTTACTCTTATATCAAGGCGATTGCGGAAGAACTTCGTGGATTGGCTGTGGAAGCAAATCTCCCGATTGTTAGTGCTACTCAAACTACTCGTTCTGGTTTCGGTTCTAGCGATGTTGACCTTACTGACACTTCAGAATCCTTTGGACTCCCTGCTACTGCTGACCTTATGTTCGCTCTCATATCTACTGAGGAGTTGGAAGGATTAAATCAGATAATGGTTAAGCAGTTGAAGAATAGGTATAATGATCCTACTATCTTCAAGAGATTTGTTGTGGGTATTGATCGTGCAAAGATGAGATTATATGATGTAGAACAATCTGCACAGAATGATATTCTTGACAGTGGGCAGGAAGAAGAGTATAATAATGAGGAGAAGAAACCTAAGAAATCTTTTGATGGATTCAAATTCAATTAAGTATCCTTTTTATAGAGTTTTTGATGAAAATGGTGAGCAGTATTGTGACTGTGGATGGGAGAAACATGCACAAGAACTTATCATTCTTAATCAGACATGTTCTCTTGAAGCTGATAGGAAGAACTTAACATATAAAAGAATAGATGCTCCCAAACCCATCAACCCTGAAACTGTTGATGTTGGTGTAATTCCTACTGAAGAATTACCAGGACAACAGGGATTACCTTCAGCAGTAGAAAGATTACATGCTGATTTAAGAACCGAACATGAAATTGGTTTACCCCAAAGCGATACCATTGAATTTTAATTAATGACTAAACAAGTAGATACCCAAAAGTATACTGAGTTTGTAGACGCAGTTACATCTAAAGAATCAAACGATTATATTTCATTTAACTCTAGGTGTTTTGAGATACAGAAAGATCCTGATGGAATCCCTGTTCATCGTTTATTAACTGCTGCTCTTGGCATTTGTGCTGAAGGTGGTGAGTTTACTGAAGTGGTAAAGAAGATGGTATTCCAAGGCAAACCCGTGAATGATGAGAACATCTTTCATATGAAAAGAGAACTTGGAGATATAATGTGGTATGTTGCACAAGCATGTATGGCACTTGATACTGACTTTAATGAAATCATTGAGATGAATGTAGAGAAATTAAAGGCAAGATATCCTGGTGGAGAGTTTGATGTTCACTACTCAGAAAATAGAAAGGAAGGGGATGTATAATGGATTATAAGATTCATAAATCTGAATTGATAATTAAACATCAATCAGAGTTTATAGATCTTATTAATACCTCTTATGATCTTCATCAAAGAATATTTAATGAAGATTCTACTTGGTCTTATTACAAATATAATTTCTTTTCATTATCTGCCCCATCATTATTATCTTATAAATTATTTGTTGAACTCAAAAATCTTATCAATGATCACATTCCAAATAATGATATAAAATGGATGCAGTGTTGGATGAATTATCATTATCCAGATCAGGTATTGGAATGGCATAATCATTATTGGGACTATCATGGATACATAAGCATAGACCCAAAGAAAACCAGAACTGTTTTTTCTGATTATGAAATTAAAAATGAGGTTGGTAATATTTACATCGGTCCTGGATATAGAGAACATAAAGTGGTTGTTGATGAGAACTTTAATACTCCAAGAATTACTTTAGGATTTGATATATCACTTGAATTAGAAGATCCTAAATTTTTTAGAGATACCAGAACAATTGATATGTTATCTTTAATTCCAATTACACAATAAAAAGAAAATTTATGTATTACGCATTATTAAGTGTTTCAGATAAAACAGGTATTGTTGATTTTGCTGAAGGATTAGTCCGTGCTGGATATCAAATTATATCTAGTGGTGGAACTCATGCTGTTCTTCAAGCAGAAGGCATACCAGTAATGAGGGTGTCTGATTATACTGGTTCACCAGAAATTCTTGATGGAAGAGTAAAGACTTTACATCCAAAGATTCATGGTGGTATTCTTGCACAACGAGGTAATTCTAGTCATGATTTAGATCTTAAGGTAAATCGTATAGAACATATTGACATTGTTGCAGTAAATTTATATCCATTCAAAGAAACAGTTGCTAAACCAGATGTAACTTTTGAAGAAGCAATAGAGAACATTGATATTGGTGGTCCTAGTATGGTGAGATCGGCAGCAAAGAATTTTAAGGATGTTGCTGTATTAACTAATCCACATCAGTATGGTATTTACTTAGATTCAATCAAAGGTAATATATCAATCAAACCTGAGACTTTAAGAAAGCAATTTATGTTAGAAGCATTTAGACATACTGCTGAATATGATGCTACCATTAGTTCTTGGATGGAGGACAGAGTATTATGACATGGGATGATCCATTAGATTTTAAAAAGGAGGGTATTGTGTTAGATTACAAAACTGCTGGTGTTGATATAGATGCTAGTAATAAGTTTGTAGAAAAACTTAGAGAAAGAGCACCTGGTATTGGTGGTTTTGGAGGAATGATAAAGATTCCTGTAGGATATGATGAACCTATTTTAGTTTCTGGTGCTGATGGTGTTGGTACTAAACTTAATATATGTACCATTGCAAATGACTATACAACCATAGGACAAGACCTAGTTGCTATGTGTGTTAATGATGTGATTACATGTGGTGCTAATCCATTATACTTTCTAGATTATATTTCTACTCAGAGGGTGGATGGTAATGTAGCAGATATTATGGTAGGAGTTTTAAAAGGATGTGAGATAGCAGGTATGGATCTTCTAGGAGGAGAGACTGCTGAACATCCAAGACAAATTCATTATGATATGGGAGGATTTTGTACTGGTATAGTAGATAAGAAGGATATTGTAGATGGAAAAAGTATCAAACCAAGTGATAGAATTATTGGATTAGCAAGTAGTGGACTTCATAGTAATGGATATAGTATTGTTAATTATTTGTTGACTAGACATCAAATATTTTTTGCTGATCATCCTGAATTACTTACCCCAACTACAATCTATGCACCAGTGGTTAAGAGATTACTAGAAGAGATAGATGAAGTATATGGTATGGCACATATTACTGGTGGTGGTATTCCAGAAAACTTACCACGTTGTTTACCTAAAGGATTGAAAGCACATGTTGATTGGAATGCATGGAGCGTTCCTGAAATCTTTATGGAGATTCAACGTAAGGGTAATGTTGATGAATTAGAAATGAGAAGAGTATTTAATCTTGGTATTGGATATTGTGTAGTGGTTCCTGCTAATCGTGTAGAACTTACTATGAATATTATTAAGGATGAAGGTATTGATTGTTGGGAAATTGGTGAAGTATATGCTATATAATACAGAGTATAAAATGTTACGATGAGAGATCAACTAATCAAAGCACTATTAGCACATGCACAAGGAGACATCCAGAAACATGTTGCAAATGTGGAAGTGTATTTAACTAACCCTGCTGGTATTGGTGAGCACTCTAATGTTGTAGAAGCAATCGAAGAAGAACTTAATATGATTGCCAAGTATCAAGATCAGATAGATGTTATTAATAAGTACTTTAAAAAGTGAACGATAAGTTATTTGGGATTCCTTTTTCTATATGTAAGATTGATCCTAAAAAATATGATAAACAAAAAATAGTTAGTGATATTGAATCTAATTATTTAAAAAATCCTGATAGGTTTGAGTGGGCTGCTCAGGAGTCTACTCAACTTATGTCATATAATAATGATTGGGATAATGATGATATTAAATTAGATTTTACTAGTCTTAAAAAAGTATATCAAGATATAATTCCTCAATGTCTGAATGAATTTAATTTACAACATCCATTCAGATGGATATTTTCATTTGCTAGTTATACTTGTATGAATGAAGGTGGTTATATGAGACCACATAATCATCCTGATTTGGATTTTGTTGCAGTTCATTATTTAAAGTTTGATCCAAAGATCCATACACCTACTAGATGTATAAATGAAAACCCGTGGGCAAACTATACAGATTATTTGAGACCAGAATTGAAGGATGTTTTGGGTGGTAATATAACTAATTCGTGGGCAAGTAGTGATTGGTTTTTACCTACAGAAGAAGATACCTTGTGTATAACTCCTGGTTTTTTATATCATGAAGTACCGCCTCAACAGAAATCTGATAAACTAAGAATGACTTTAGTTACTGCTATCAGATTATCTAAATAAATATTTAAAAAGTATATGATAAATGGCTACAAAAATAGGGTTGAAAGAACTTAGAAAAAATAATGGTAAGAGATTAAGTATTTTTCTTAATGAATTTATTCAAGAAGAAGATTTAATTTATGAGGGAAGTAGTGGAAGTTTTGAATATAGGAGAATAGGTGAAATAGAACTTTATGATACTTCAACTAACAAATATGTTTCGTATACACCAACAAAAGCATCTCAAAATATAATAAAGATAAGAGATGCTATATTGGCAAAGGATGAACAAGCACGGGATATATTAGAAGAACCTAAAACAAAGACTGCTAAGGGTCCAAATCAAATTAGAGTGTATCCTGTACAAGCAGGATCTAAAACAAAGTTAGAAACGGCACATTTACCATTTGCTAAGTTAGTTAAAACTGAAGTTTTTGGTGGAACCTTTAGTATGGATGGTCCAGGAGAAGCTGGAGGTGGTGGTGTAGATACTGAAATTTATAGCGAAATTTTATCAATGTATTGTCTTAGTTATTTTATTGTTAAAAACCAAGCAATAACAAAAGATACTTTTAATTCTGGTGGCGATTTGATTGCAGATGTATGGCCAGCAGTGCAGAAGAGGTGTCATATACCACCATCTCTTTTTAAATTTTCTGATAAAAAAGATAGGGAAAAATTAGTAAAATTTGCTATTGAACCTAAAAAATTTAAAATAGGTAAATTTAACTGGTTGGATTGTTGTATTGCACAATCTAAAAAGGTAAAAGAGAATATCAGTATAGACAATACTTGTCATGTTTTTAATGATAAATTTTATGCAAATTTGAATAAAGATACTGATCCTTATAAAGCATATTTACAATCAGGTAATACTGCAAAACCTGATAAATGGAATCCTGCTGATATGTGGGTTATGAATAGATTTGGTTTATCTGAGATGAGAAAATTTAATAGAGAATCTAATTTAAGAACTGCAAGTGTTATTACTTTAAATGAATTTTTAGTTAAACAGTGGGAAGATGGTAATATATATCCTATCTCTTTAAAAAAATTAAATCCAACTTCACCTCATTTTTCTTTAGTTAATAGTAATGAGTATGTTGAAAGGATTAATATTAGTAATCAAACTAATCCACTTACAATTGAATTTACTGATACTGGTTCTAGAGGTCCGAATAGAGATGTTAAAATTAATTTTGTATTGGAAACAATTAAGTTATCTCCAAATACGACTGCTGAACAGGCACAGAGGGATTTGTTTGGTACTATTGGCAGAGTTGTTGAAGGATCTCAAAAATCAATTAGACTAAAATTTAAAGTAAGTACTCGTGGTATGGAACTTGAGTATGAACAAACTAAAGGTGGTAGTAAACCTTCAACTACAAAATCTGGAAAGCTTGCTGAAGCAAAAATGGGTGCATTAGGTTCAGGTGAATATAATAGATTGATATCTGATACTTCAAAAGAAGGTATTATGGAATTAAATAAGATAAAGGAAAAATATAATAATACTGATTTAGTATTGGATAATAATACAAATTCCTTTACTAGTCATTCCCTAAGAATTGCTAATCCAGGATCTGCCCAACAAGCACTTGCTGGACAATATCTTGATAATATTTGGGAAGCTATAAATGGTGATACTAATTATGATAAAGAATATTATTTGAGAAATAATACTTATCTTCAAGATAAGATTATCTCAGGTGAGATAGGAATTTCAATACATAAAATACAAAATAAAAAAATAAAAAGAACTGTGATACAGAATTTATATAATGCTTGTGCTTCTGTTGGTATTATAGGTGGAATATCAGCAGGAAATGATGAAGAACTTCTCGATGCTGTTGGTAGTGGATTATCTAATATGCAAAATATTGATTTTCTTGGTGGTATTCATGGTAAGGTATTTTAATGAATAAAGAATTAAAACAACTATTTAAAAATTTTGAGTCTGATTCAACAGGTAAGGAAAGGTTCTCTGATTTTATTAGATATTGTTATTATGCCTTTGAGGATAGAGTCAATTCTAAGAAAAATGGAAAGGGTATAAATAAATATGATATAATGAGACAACATCTCATCAACTATCTTATTGCAAACGAAAAGGCGATAACATTAGAATTATCAAAATGAAATCATTTTTAAATTTTATATCCGAAGCAACTGTAACTGCTGGTGGATCCAAAGCAGTTCAACAAGCCACCCGTATGGGATTGGTTGGTGATGGACATGGAGGATGGTATAAGAATGGAGAGTTTGTAGCAAAGACAGAGAAAGGACAATTAAAGTTTTATAATAAGAGACAGAGAGTAGGTCAACAAGATCCTGCACAGACAGATAAAGAAAAGAGATTATCACATACAACATCTGCAAAGGATGAAAGTCCTGCACAGATTATGCAGCAGAGACGTAATGATGATGATTTAGCAGGTGCACCTAATCAGAAACCAGTTCCTCAACAAGAACCAAAAGGTGAGGATGAAGCACAGTTTGAAGGACCACCTGAAGTTGAGAAAACAAAAGGAACTCTTACTGTTGCGTTTGGTAGATTCAATCCACCAACAACAGGACATGAAAAACTTTTAGATAATGTTTCCACATCTTCTGATGATGGTGATTATGTTATTGTACCTTCACGTAGTCAGGATAAGAAAAAGAATCCATTAGATGCTGATAGTAAAGTTGAAGTCATGAAGCAAATGTTCCCTAAGCATAGTGGGAAGATTGTAAATGATCCTGCAAATAGAACTATCTTTGATGTATTGAAGAAAGCACATAATGATGGATATGCGAACGTAAGAATTGTAGGTGGTGCTGATAGGCAAAAAGAATTTGATAAATTGATTAACTCTTATAATGGTAAGATGTATCAGTTTGATAAAGTAGAAGTTCGTTCTGCTGGTGATAGAGATCCTGATGGTGATGGATTAGAAGGAATGTCTGCATCGAAACAGAGAAAGTATGCAGCAGACAATGATTTTAATGGTTTCTTACAAGGTGTTCCAACTGCTATGAATAGGCAGATGGCAAAACAACTCTTCTCAAATATCCGTAAAGGAATGAAGATTGAAGAAGGTTGGAACCTTTGGGAGATCGCACCTAAGTTTGATTGGAAAAATCTTCGTGAGAATTATGTTAATAAAAAGATATTTAATATAGGAGAGACAGTTGAAAATCTTAATAATGGATTAGTTGGTAGAATTATTCGACGTGGTACAAGTTATTTGATTTGTGTTACTGAAGATAGGATTATGTTTAAGTCTTGGTTGAAAGATGTAACAGAAGCTGTAACAAATAGTAATGCACCATCTGGTGTTCCTGCAAGTCAAAGGTTGGTTGGAACTGATGCTCATAGAAAGTATACAGAGACATTACTTCCTGGATCATCGTGGGGAAAACAATTCATAAATAAATACAGGAAAAAGAGTAAGTAATTTATCTTCAATGGAAAATACTGAGAAATCTGCTGCACCTGCAGCTACAGGTGCTGGTGGAGCGAAAGACAAAGTTGAGAAACAGGCAAGACAACTTGCTTACGATGTAAGATATAAAGTTCGTCAATCTCTTAAAGCACAAGCAGGTGGTAAGTCAGATCCTGCTGCTGTAAGAAAAGCATATATGGGACAACTTGCTAAATCACCTTCTAACCCTGCAGTAAAGACAAGAGCAAAGCAAATGCTCATGGGTGAAGGATATATTGATGTTGATAACCTTGTAGCAAAAGGAACAGCATCTGCAATGTTTAAAGTATTTGTTGAGCATCATCAGAAAGATGCAGAAGGTAATACAATTCCACATGAAGAAATAAACGAAGACGAAACAAAAGAAAAGACATATAAGGTAAGAGTTACCGATAAAGAGACTGGTAATTCTTATGTAAGAAATGCAAGTCGTGCAAAGATTGCTGAACTTCGTAACAATCCAAACATTTCATCTGTTGAAATGACGGAGTATGGTGAAGTTACTAAGTCTGAAAAGCATAAGGGTTCACAAACTGCATCAGTAAAAGCAGGTAAAGGTGTAGATTATGATGGTGATGGTAAGAAAGAATCATCCAGTAAGGAACATGCTGGTGTAGTTCATAATGCTATCCAACGTAAGAAAGGTGGAACTCCTGATGGTAAAGATACTAGAAAGGAAGATTACACTTGGAAAGATGCTTTTGGTGAGTTGATTGAAAAAACTAAGGTTAAGAAAGAAGAAACCGAAGATAAAAAAATCACTGGAGAAGGTGTTAACAATGCTAAGTTGATTAAAGTTTTCCCTGATGACATTAAGGAAGCTAACTTACAAGAGAAAGAAGTTAAAGTTAAAGACACTAAGAAAGTCGTAGATGCTATTCGTGCATACGATAAATCTAAAGATGCATCTGATGATGCTACTGCTGATAGTGATGAAGGTGAAGAGGGTAAGGCAAAGAAAGAAAAAGCCTATGCTAAGAAAGAGCGTGGTGAGATTAAGAAGGATGATCCTAACTGGAAGAGTAAAAAATACCATACAGGTATGCATGGTGAAGATAAGGATTGGGGATATGATAAGAAAGGTAAATCTTTAAATCCAGCAGATCAAGAAGAGGAAGAGCGTGAAGATGATGAATTATTTGGTTCTCCAAAATCTAAGAAAAAGAAAAAATCTAAAGATGTGAAAGAAGGTGCTGTTAAAAAAGAAGTAGAAGATTTACAAACAGCAGCTGAAACTGGTAAAGGTAAGTATGTTGCGAAAGCAGATGCTCAACCTGATGTTGGTGGTACTCCTGCTTCTAAGCAAGATGAGATTGAAGATCCAAGATCAATGTATACTAAGTGGAATCTTGTAAAGAATAGACTAAGAGCACTTGGTCTTAAGATGTCTCATGAACTTGAAGGTGAAACTATTGAAGAAAGTGAGAAACTCGCTCAAAAGGCATATGATAGAGCACAAAAATTAGGTGCTAAGAGAAGAG